ACCTATTCATAAGGACTTCACTACTTGTCGAATACGACATCCACCGCCCTGAGTGCTCAGGGCACCAAGATCGAAATTTCGTCTGGCGGCACTACCCCCACTTACACGCAAGTTACCAACGTCTCCGACATTAGCGGCTTCGACGGTAAGGCGACCGCGATTGACACCACGACCCTAAGCAGCACTGCGAAGGAGAAGACTCTCGGCCTGCAAGACTGGGGATCGGTGACGCTGGCGACGGACATTAACCTCAAAGAACCTTCTCATATGGCGCTGCTGACCGCGAAGAAGTCGGGTGCACTGACGGGCTTTCGCGTGACGCTCTCGGACGGCTCGACGCTGGTCTTCATGGCCTTCGTTATGCAATTCCCGATCAGCGCAAAGGTGGACTCTGTGTACAAGGGCAACATCGTTCTCGAAATCACGGGTGACATTACCGTGACCCCGGCTGCGTAATTGTCTGCACAGTCTCCCGCCTGGCTAGAAGCCGCTGTCAGCGTCGCGATGGATGAAGTACGCCGCAACGCTGGCCCCGAGATTGATCGATTGATTCGGGAGGCTCAGCTCCTCCCGCGCCACCCTTCCAAGGAGCAACATGAATAAAGCAGAGTTCTTTGAGGCAGCACAGGCAAAGGTAGTTGAGCGCCCCGTACCGGTCATCTGTAATCACGTGAAGTTCCGTGTAATGACCGGCACCGCGCGCGACGAGTTCTTCCGCGTCGTAGAGGAAGGCGACAAAACCAACTCGCACTTTGAGGCTGCAATCGTCCTCGCTACTGTGGTGAACGATGACCACTCGCCCATGTTCTCTGCCGAGGATGTGCAAGCACTGCGCGAAACGGACGCTAACGCCCTAACCGCGGTCGCTCAGATCGCTATGCAAGTCAACAAGATCGGCGCCAAAGCCGAGGCAGAAGCAGCAAAAAACTAAAGGCCAGCCCGGAGCGCTTGATGTGGTTCCGGCTGGCTTTAAAAATGGGGCGCACTGTGAACGAACTACAGCGCGCCATGACTTCGGCGGAGTTTGGTGAGTGGATCGCCTTCTATTCGCTGGAGCCCTTCGGGGATCGCGTCGAAGACCTACGCACGGGCATCGTCTCCAGCGTAATCGCTAACGTCAATCGCGGCCCCAACGTCCCCGCCTTCGCCCCAATCGATTTCGTTCCATGGGCTCAAGAGAAAGAGAAACCTAGCGGCCCGCCACCTGCGGAAGCCGTGGCAGCGCTATTTGGCGTCAACCTCGCGGAGGCAAAGAAGCATGGCAAGAAATTCATTCTCCGTAGAGAACCCGGACGCGGTTTCCGACCTGTTGAAGAGTGCGGAGAGCGCAGCAAGTGAATCTGCATTGCGTCAAGCAATCGCGGCAGCGGCCACCGTCTTCAAGCAGGAAATCGTACTCCGCGCGCCTCGCCGCACGGGTGACTTGTCGCGTGGCGTGACTGTCGCTTACGTCCCTGAGGAATCGCGTACGGGCGCCGTCGCTACCTACATAACGACCTTCATCGGTCGCGCACGAAATCGCGAGAACGGCAAGCCCGGTATGCGCCTCGCGGACGTGGCCCGCTGGCTCGAATACGGCACGTCAAAGATGGCAGCAAGCCCGTTCATTCGCCCTTCCTTCGACGCAAAGAAGGAGCAGGCCCTACAGACCGCAGAGGCGAAGATATTGGAGGCGTTAGAGCGTGGCGGGTAGAACAACATCGATCAAGATCACGGGCGATTCCTCGGGCCTCACGACGGCCATTGAGAAGGCCCGGGATCGACTCAATCAGTACGGCGGCACTGTCAACCAAGCGAAAGCCCGGCAAGAGGCTTTCCAGCAAGCGCTAGAGGAGTCCGGCGCAACCACAGCCAAGCAGGTAAATGCGATTGCCTCAGCAATCGCGCAGATGGACCGCATGGCGACCACGGCAGGCAAAACCAAGGCCGAACTTGCCGCGATGCGCGCGGAGTCCTTGGGCATTAGCTCGGCGATGGCCGGGCATGTGAAAGCGATTGCCGACGCCTCCAAGGAGACCGATCACTTTAACCTTGCGACCAACGGTGCGCGCCGTGAAATCATGGTGCTTATGCATGAGTTGTCGCAAGGCAACTTCAAGCAGTTCGGCGGCTCGCTCATGGTGTTGGGTGAGCGCACGGGCGGCCTGAGCAAACTATTCAATAAGACAGCGTTGTCTATCGCGGCCTTCGTCGCGGTCAATGCTGTTGCGATTGAGAAGACCGTACACGCCGCCGAGGTGTTGGCCGAGTACGGTGACACCGTTGAGCGCGTGTCGAAGATTACGGGCCTCTCAACAGACACCGTACAGCAGTGGTCGTACGCCGCCAAGACGGTAGGTGTTGACGCCAAGGAGTCGGCAAAGGCGCTGGAAGAAATCACCCAGGCGCAAAACAAGGCCCTGCACAACAACAAGGACGCCGCAGCCGCATTTTCGGCTGTCGGTATCTCGATGCAGCGTCTCAAGGAGCAGAGCCCGCAGGAGACGCTGTACCAAGTTGCGGATGCGTTCGCAACATCGGCTGACGGTGCAGCTAAGGCGGCTATCGCGCATGAGGTCTTCGGGGCTGAGGGCGAAAAGCTCATCCCGCTCCTGAACAAGGGCGGAGACGCACTGCGGGCGCTGGGCAAGGGTGCCCAGGACGCGGGCGCGGTACTGGATCAAAACTTAATCGTCCACCTCGCGGCGCTCGATGAGCACCTTAAGACGACCAAGGCCCGTATGGACGCGGCCAGTCTATCGGCTAAGGCACAGCTTGCGCCCGCGATCATCGCTGTAACCGAGGCGTTCTCCGGTAACGCGAGCATGCGCCCTATGCTTGAGGACTTCTATAAGGGCGTCCTCTTTATTTTCCGCGCGGTAACGTCGGCGGCTATGACGCTCGTGGTCGGCTTTCAGCAGGTCTCCGAAGCCCTGGCTACCATCGCTGTGACAGCTAACGAGGTGTTACACGGTAACTTCCGCGTCGCGGGGATCGCCGCTTCGAACGGCTACGCCAACCTCAAGAAGCAAGGCACGGACTATGCGACGTTCATGTCTAAGCTGTGGTCGGACACTCCGACTGCCCCCATTGCTGGCGAGGATCACCACGGTAAAAAGAAAGAACTCAATTTCGCCAAGGGCGATGCCGGCGCAAAGAAGAAGGACGAGAACGCGCTAGACGGTCAGCTTGCGGAGCTACAGACCCAACTCAAGCGCATCGACGAGACCCGCAAGGAATCTCTCTCTCGCGCAAAGACCGACTTCGATACGGGCGCCCTCTCCTATCAGGAGTATTACGCCCGAGTCATCAAGATCAACGACGGGGCGTACGTCCAGGAAGAGGCGATACAGCGCAAGCGCGTGGAACTCGCCCGGCAAAAGCACCACATTGCAGCGGCACAGACCGCACAGCAGGAGCTAGACCGGATCGAAGCCGCGCATGTCCTGGCGACGCAGCAGGCTACAGACGCACTCAGTCGTGAATACACCAAGCGACAACACGCATTCGAGAAGTTTGAAGCGGCGCAGGAGCACGCCGTGCAGAAGCAGCGAGAGTCCTATGCGGCCTCGCTGCAAACGCCCTTCATGTCACGCGACGATGCGCAGTCGTATCAAACGCGCCTCAAGCTGCGCGAGCAGTACGAGCAGCAGATTCAAGCCATCCGCGATCAGTACCCGAATGAGGGTGACGAGGCGGAGCGGCAACGACGCGTCGCGGTTGTCCAAAAGACGTACGAGGACGAGCTAGCGGCGTACCAACAGTACGAGCAGCAGCGCCGCCAGATTCGAGAGAGCTACACAGACCAGATGCAGCTTTCGGTGACTCGAATCGTGGGAGACGGCAAAACCGCAGCAGAGGCGATGGGCCAAGGATTCACGTCCGTCTACACGCATATGCAAAGCGGACTAGAGCAGTTCGTTACGACGGGCAAGCTCAGTTTCAAGGACATGACCGCATCCATTCTGGCCGACCTCGCCAAGATCGCCATGCAGCAAGCAACCATGCAAATTTTCGGGTCTGTTATGGGTGCATTTGGTGGCGCGTTCGGTGGGGCCGCAGCGGGCACCGCGTTTAACGGCGCTAGCGCGGTCGCGGGCTCTTTCGGTGGTGCAACTACTACGGGTGTGTTCCTAGCAGACGGTGGCCCCGTCGTCGGTCCTGGCACGGGCCAGAGCGACAGCGTACCCGCCCACCTCTCGAATGGAGAGTTTGTCGTGAACGCGGCCGCCACTGGCAGATACCGGTCGCTGCTTGAGGCCATCAACTCGGGACAAGTCGCGCACTTCGCTACAGGTGGCTACGTCGGCACCGACGACACCCAAGCAGGCAAGGCCACAGGCAATACGCCCGTATCCGTGACGGTCAATCACGGCAAAGGTAACGACGGCCTAAGCGAGAAGGACGCCAAGGATTTGCATTCGCTCGTGCAAGCGTTCGTTGACAAACGCATGGGTCAAAACATGCGCGGCCAAGGTGGGTACGCGTATCAGATGAAGTACGGACAAATCTAAGGAGGTGCGCATAGCAGCCCCTGTTTTCACATGGTCGCCTCTGATTGAGCCCACAGGCGAAACCAAGTTCTCCACGCGGGCTGCTCAGTTCGGGGATGGGTACTCGCAGGTAGTGGCAAACGGCATCAACAACAAGGCCGATACATGGCCCCTGTCTTTCGCGGGCAATTCAACGTACCTCGCACCGATCAAGGCATTCCTTGACGGCCTCTTCGGTGTGCGGTCGTTCTTGTGGACACCGCCGCTGCGCACACAAGGTCTATTCCGCGCGGGCTCATACACCGTCAGCCCCAAGGGTGGTGACGTGTACCAACTGGACGTTACATTCACGGAGGTCTTTAGCGCTTGAGCTATCAAACCATCAACCTGGGGACGCCTCCAGCGGCGACGGACGGTGACACTGTTCGTAACGCGATGGATAAGGTTAATACCATCATCAACGGTATTAACGGCTCCCTACAGATGGGCCAGCGTCCGACGTTTGGTACGTACACGCCGTGGGATACGGGCAACTTGTCAGGCCCCGCCACGCTAGCAGGCACACAAACCTTTACCGGAGCTAACACCTTCAGTGTACGCCCGGTATTTAACGGCAAGACCCCGTGGGATGCGGGCAACTTGCTTAATCCGACCTCGTGCAGTACGTCCAACTCCATCACGCTTGATTGGGGCACAAACGCTGCGGGTCAATTGGGCCTGACCGTCGATACCACATATGTGGGCTACCTGTGGCACTCCGGAAACTTGCAAAATCCGGCTCAGACAAACGGAGCCACCTTTACAAGTATTAACGTCCCAACTCGGGCATTAGGCGACAGTACGACTAATGCTGCGTCAACGGCTTTTGTCGACGCGCGGGTCAATGGTGTAGGCGCCACCAGCAGCTTCGCCAAAGGTGCGTTGATCAAACGCACTGTAATTGCAGCAAACACAACGTTTGTGTTTGACTCGCGCACTACTGCGTACCTTGTGGAGGGCTGTGGCGGCGGCGGCGCAGGCGGTGGCTCGGCCATAGCATCCGGCGCCGCCTGCTCCGCCGGGGCCGGGGGAGGCTCGGGGGCATGGGGGAGCGCATTCATTACCGGGTCGAACTTCCCCAACGTGTCCGTGACTATTGGCGCGGCCGGCGCCCCCGGTTCTGCCGGTTCTGCGGGCGGTAGCGGCGGCCAAAGTAGCTTTGGCTCTGTCCTTGTGTTGCCTGGAGGCAGCGGGGGCGCCGCTGGGGGTGCCGTGGTTAGCTCACAGGCGCTGGCGGGTGGGGGCGCTGGCGGCGGGGCACCGTCAGGTACGAACGTGACCGGATCAAATGGGAATACGGGTGACGACGGTGTCGCCCTCTCAGCCACCTCTCCGAAATCGGGTAGGGGCGCTAGCTGTCCCTACGGCGCAGGCGGCGGCAACGTTGTTTACAACGGCGGCGCGTCCGTGTCGAACGGCGGTAACGCAGCGGGTAACGGAGCAGGCGGGGGTGGCGGCGCAGGTACTAACAGCGGCGTAGCCACACAAGGCGGCTACGGCTCCGTAGGAAAGTTCATCGTGTGGGAATTCGCGTAAGCGCTTAGTCTAGGAGGTTGATGACCATTACAGCAGACGTGCAGCAACTCGAACCCGGCGCACTCATTGAGCTATTCGAGGTTGACTGTACAGCAGTAGGCGGAGACGTTCTCCGCTTTCACGCGCATTTGCAGAGTGGGCCTATTACGTGGCAAGGCGCGGAGTTCTCACCCTGGCCCATTACCGCGCAGGGCTTCGAGCGCTCCGGCAACGCCTCGCAGCCCGCACCAACACTCACCGTCGCGAACGTTGACGGCTCTATCTCGTCTCTGTGCATCTCCCTCGCGGACCTCGCAGGCGCAAAGGTGCGCAGGCATCGGACGCTAGCCCAGTATCTCGACGGGCAACCCGGCGCCGATCCGACAGCACACATGCCCATTGAGTTGTGGATTGTGGAGCAGAAGACGAGCGAGACGAACGTACAAGTAGAGTTCACGCTCGCGTCCGCTTTGGATTTCTCGGGTCGCCAACTGCCGAACCGTCAGGTACTGGCAACGCTCTGCCCACAGGAGTGGACCTATCGTGGCCCCATCTGCGGCTATACCGGTACGGCGTACTTCGACGCCAACAACAACCCGACAGACGACCCATCAAAGGACGTGTGCGGTCGGCGGTTATCTAGCTGTAAATGCCGCTTCGGCGCGAACGCTGCCCTACCCTTCGGCGGCTTCCCGGCAGCAGGCACGGCAGGCACGCTGTGATAAGCGAAGACAACCGACACAGGATCGAACAGCACGCACTCTCCGTCTACCCGCACGAATGCTGCGGCGTGATTGCTGGCGGTCTGTACGTACCGTGCCACAACGTCGCAGCGAACCCGACCCAGGACTTTGAGTTGTGCCCCAAGGACTACGCGGAGGCGGAAGACCTCGGCCCCATCACCGCTATCGTTCATTCGCACCCAGGCGCAAGCGCGCAACCATCGCAGGCCGATCTAACCGCTTGCGAGGCGTCGGACCTGCCCTGGGCAATCGTGTCCCTCGGCGTGCAGGTAGACGGCACGGCCGCGGTCGAAGGCTGGCACGAATTCGGACCAAGTGGCTACTCGGCGCCGCTCGTCGGCTGCGAGTTCTCCCACGGCACAAACGACTGCTACGGCCTCGTGCAGCGCTATTTCTGGCAGTCGCACGGCATAGCGCTACCTGCCTTCCACCGGCCTGCAAATTGGTGGGACGACGGGCACAGCGACCTTTACCGCGAGGGCTTCCCGCATGCGGGGTTCTCGGCCTTACCTACGGGCGCAGAACCACAACCGGGCGACGTGCTCTTGATGCAAATTCGCTCGCGTAACAACGTCCCCAACCATGCCGCCGTGTACCTGGGCGACGGCTGGATTCTGCATCACTGCCACGGCCAGCTATCGCGGCGCGACATGCTGGCCCGCTATCAACCCTACGTCACGCACACACTACGCCACAAGGAGGCAGACCACTGGATCAAGTCAGAACAATCCGCCTCTACGGCAAGCTAGGGACCAAGTTCGGGCGCGTGCACCGATACGTCATCGGTTCAGCGGGAGACGCCATCCGCGCACTATGCAGGATGGTTCCGGGCTTTGAGGCGGAACTAATGGCAAGCGGCGACCGGGGCATCCGGTACGCCGTGTTTGCCGGTAAGCGCAATCTTGACGAGAAGCAGCTTACGCACCCGTCCGGCTCATCGGACATTCGCATCGCCCCGGTCCTCGTGGGCAGCAAGCAAGCGGGCCTATTCCAAGTTCTCGCAGGCGCCGTCCTTATGGTCGTAGGCGCAGTGTCCATGTACTTCGGCAACGCGTACGGCCCGCAGATGATGATGATGGGCGCGGCCCTGGCCCTCGGCGGTATCGCGCAGATGATGGCCCCTCAGCCTGCCACGGACGGCGGATTCAGTAGCCGCACCTCGTACAACTTCAACGGCGCACAGAACATCACGCAGCAAGGCGGCCCCGTGCCCCTGCTGTACGGACGCATGCGCATTGGTTCGGTCGTAATCAGCGAAGGAATGTTAGCGAAGGACGGTACAGCTCAGCTTATCGGCGGCCATCCTGTTGCTGTGACGTAAGGAGGGCTTCATACACACTGTTTTGCCGCAAGGCTCCAAGGGCGGCGAAAGTAATACGCCCACTCAGGCACCGGACAGCCTTTCAAGCGTCAGCTACGCACAGATTCTCGACCTTATCAGCGAAGGCCCGATCTACGGGCCGCCCTCTGGCGATGCTGCGCAGTCCTGCTATATCAATGACGTACCGCTCAAGAACCCGGACGGTACTTTCAACTTCGTCACCAACGGCTTCGATTTCCGGCACGGTGACATTGATCAGGCATACATCCCCGGCTTCGACAGCGCGCAGCAAGAAATCGCAGTCAATGTGCCGCTGACGTACTCAGTGCCGTGGACCGTCGTAGTAACCGACCTATCGAAAAACGCAATCATCATCACCCTTGGTGTGAATGCTCTATCGGAGACTGACACCGGCACAGGGGATGTGCGCGGCTACCGGGTCGCATACCAAGTTCAACTACAGAAAGACAATGGCGCATGGCAAGCCGTTGTTGATACCGCATTCGACGGCAAATGCTCTAGCGCGTATCAACGCTCGCACCGGATCAGCCTGAGCGGCGCTACGCAGCAATACTCGTTGCGTGTGGTGCGTCAGACCTCTGACGCTACCTCGTCATACGTCCAAGACAAAACATCAATCGCAAGCTACACGCTCGTTGTAGATGCGAAGCTGCGGTATCCGCTTAGTGCCCTCGCGGCTTTGTCGGTTGACGCTGTGCAGTTCTCCAGCGTGCCGAACCGGTCGTATGACGTGAAGGGCCTTCTAGTATCCGTGCCCTCCAACTATGACCCGATAACGCGGGTGTATTCCGGGGCGTGGAATGGCACATTCGTTAAGGCATGGACGGATAACCCCGCGTGGATTTTCTACGACCTTGTATTGAATGCCCGTTACGGTCTGGGCAACGTCGTAGACGCGTCGATGGTGGACCGGTACGCGCTATATCAAATCGCTCGGTACTGCGATGAGTTAGTAGGAGACGGCAAGGGCGGCAAAGAGCCGCGCTTTACCTGTAACTGCTACATCCAGACTCGGGCGGACGCGTACAAGGTGCTGCAAGACCTCGCAAGCATCTTCCGGGGCATGGCCTACTGGTCAGCGGGCAGCGTCGTCGCTACAAGCGATATGCCACAAGACCCGGCCTATCTGTACACGGCGGCTAACGTTATCGGCGGCGAGTTCAAGTACGTCGGCGCTGCACGCAAGACGAGGTACACGTGTGCGGTCGTAACGTGGAACAACCCAGACAACGGCTACAAGGCTGAACCGGAGTACGTCGAAGACCCGGAAGGCATCGCACGCTACGGTATCAATCGCGCACAGGTGACGGCGTTCGGTTGCACGTCTCGCGGACAAGCGCAGCGCGTCGGCCAATGGATGCTGATTACGTCGCGCTATGAAACCAACGTGCTTACCTTCGCGGTGGGTCTCGACGGTACGTTGTGCCAGCCCGGCCAAATCATTGCCGTAGCCGATCCGGCACGCTCTAACGCACGCAGGGGTGGGCGTGTTCGTGCGGCCGCCGACACCGCGCGGCTGACATTGGATAAGGTTGACCCGGGTATGGCCGTAGGAGACAGCCTCACGGTTGTCATGCCCCAAGGCGGTACGTACAAGTCCGTTATCTCGCGGATCAGCGGCAACGCCGTTACGGTTGATCCCCTCGCGGCTGTGCCTGTTCCTGGCGCAATTTGGGTGTGCGAAAGCGCAGCCCTCAAGACGCAGCTATTCCGTGTGCTCTCGGTCGCTGAGAAAGACGGCATCACCTTTGAAATCACGGCCACGCAACACGAGCCCGGTAAGTACGCGGCCATTGATAGCGGCGCCGTAATCGACGTGCAACCCGTCACGTCCAACACCTTTACGTCTCAGCAGCCGCCCAGCGGCGTTACGTGCTCGCAGTACGTGGTGACGGACCAAGGCATTGCCAAGACGAATCTAACGGTTAGTTGGCAAGCTGCACCGAACGCGGTTAGCTACCGCGTCCAGTTCCAAAAGGACAACGGGACTTGGATTGACGCGGGAACCACGGGGCAAACGTCAATAGACGTTAGCAACATCTACGCGGGCCTTTACCTCGCTCGTGTGAGTTGCACGAACGGCGCGGGCGTCACGTCACCGTACGCGTATAGCGCAGCGACGCGCCTTAGCGGTAAGACCACGGCCCCGCCGGTAGTGGCGACTCTGACTGCGACAACCGATCAGGTGTTTGCAGTGACGCTCAATTGGTCGTTTCCGCAAGGTGCAGGCGATACGGCGTACACGGAGGTCTACTACAGCCACACGGCGGACTTCACGACGGCAACGCCGCTGGGTCGCTACAGCTACCCCACGACCTCTACGCGCGTGCTCGGACTCGTCGCAGGCTACGACCTGTATTTTTGGGCACGCCTCGTAGATACCACTGGGAATACAGGCAGCTTCTACCCGGCCACCACAGCCGCAGGCGTACACGGCATGTCCACTATGGATGCGTCGTCAATCCTCGGCTACCTGTCTGGGCAAATCACGTCTACGCAGCTTGCACGGGACCTACTGGCGCCAATCCAGGCTATCCCGTCACTGCAAACGCGCATGACGGCCAACGAGACGGCAGTAAACACAGAGACTTCCGCTCGGCAGGCAGCAGACGCGGCCCTATCTAGTCGTATCGACTCCGTAACAGCAGTGTTCACACCGCCAGAAGCAGGGAGCA